GGCACAGACCATTGCTAACACATCTGAGCAGCAGTTCAAGGTTGAGTTCGAGTGCGAATTCCTTGGATCTGTTGATACGCTGATTAGTGTATCTAAATTAAGAAATCTTGTTTTTGAGGATCCAATACAAAACAATGGAAAGGGACTCGTGGTATATACAGAACCACAGAAGGATCGTGATTATATTATAACTGTTGACACGGCGCGTGGCATAGATCATGATTATTCTGCATTTGTAATTTTTGATATCTCAGAGTTTCCATATAAGACTGTAGCAAGATATAAAAACAATGAGATCAAACCAATGCTATTTCCAAATATTATTTTGGATATGGCAAAGGCATATAATAATGCCTATGTATTAGTGGAAGTCAACGATATTGGTGAACAAGTTGCAACAATTTTACAATATGATCTAGAATATGAAAATATGTTGATGTGTGCTATGCGTGGCAGGGCTGGTCAGCAAGTTGGTACGGGATTTAGTGGCAAGAAAACACAAATGGGTGTGAGGATGACTGCCGCAGTCAAGAAGACTGGTTGTTCTAATCTCAAAGCACTTGTAGAAGAAGATAAACTTATTACTAGCGACTACGACATTATTGCCGAACTAACAACATTTGTTCAGAAGAAGCAGTCGTGGGAAGCAGAAGATGGATGTCATGACGACCTTGCAATGTGTCTCGTTATCTTTGCCTGGTTAGTTGCTCAGGATTACTTCCGAGAGATGACGGACAATGATGTCCGTAAGAGAATCTACGAAGATCAGAAAGAACAGATCGAACAGGATATGGCACCATTTGGATTTATCTCTGATGGATTGGATGATGAATCGTTTATGGAAGGTGGAGATAGATGGACAGTGGATAAAGAAATGTCTTCTACTTATGGTGATATGTCATATATGTGGGAGTACTATTGATGGATTTTGAAGAGGAGTTTGAGTTCAGTCATCTCTGCATGAAGGAGAGGCGATGCAGAACCTGTGGGGTCATTAAAGACCTCATGAACGACTTCTATCGAACTCATAAAGACCGTGGAGATATACCATCTGCATATTCGTATGAGTGTAAAGAATGTACTATTACAAGAGTAGTTGCCAGCAGAATGGCTAACAAAGTGTTTGATAGATGGGAGTATCCAGACTGGTAGTGTTCATGGACTGTTTCCCCACTGAAAATGGTCTAAACTCTAAATACTTGTAGACAAATTGGATTCTATTGGGAGTTAAAGATGCCGCTCAACCTAGCATCTCCTGGAATTGTCGTAAGGGAAGTTGACCTGACCCAAGGTAGAGTAGATCCTACTTCTACAAAAGCAGGCGGTCTTGTCGCCCCCTTTGCCAAAGGACCAGTCGAGAAACCCACCCTTATCGAAACCGAAGCGGATCTGCTTGAGACCTTCGGCGCTCCTTATAAGGACAACAATCACTACGAATATTGGCTTACTGCCTCTTCTTATCTTGCTTATGGCGGTGTACTCCGCGTAGTAAGATCTAACGAATCTGGACTCAAGAACGGTTTTGTTGGTTCCGCTAGCAGCGTTACCATCAAGAGCGATGATGACTACACAAACAAGGGATACGGTGAGAACACAATCTCTGGTGTAGTCGTTGCTGGTAAGAACCCTGGAACATGGTCAAATGGAATCAAGCTCGCTATGCTTGATGGTCTTGCTGACCAAATCATCACTGGTATTGACACATCTGCTGTTCTTGGATTCTCTTCTACTGCTAACGGCGGTCTTGCTGCTGTTGCTGGGTATGAAGATGGTATCGGATCTATTGACCTGAGCGTAGGTCTTGGTGTTACCCAGGCAATCCCTGCAGGAACTGTTCTTGCTGGTGTTGGCGCTACTTCTCTGCTTGACGGTTACCTGAAGGGAGTCATCACAGAAGTCGGTAGTGGTCAAGTTTCGGTCAAAGTTGTTTCTCATGTAAGTGCTGCAGGCACAGAAACAGCGGTTGATTACACTCCTGGTGGAGTTTATGAGTTCCAAAATTCTGGTTCTCTTTATCTCCATGTTCAGTCTGGAGTTGGTGCTGGTCAACTTGGTTGGGTAGCAAGCAATGTTGCATACGGATCTAGTTTCACAACTTCCGATTTCCTGACTGCTCTGACTGGTGCTGGTATCACCGCTTCCGATCCTCGTTATCTTGCTGCTCTGGCATACGATGGTAATGTTGATTACACTGGTGCTAAGGACTGGTTCGATAACCAAAGCATCACTCTGAACAATGGCGACACAATCGCTTGGAATACTCTCGGAGACAGACCTGGAACTTCCTCCTATGCTGAGGCAAGAAACTCTAGAAATGATGAAGTTCATGTCGTTCTCTTAGACGACACTGGCAAGATCACTGGAAACGCTGGAACACTTCTTGAGAAGTTTATCGCTGGATCCAAAGCAAAAGACGCTATCCTTTCTACAGGAACTGCTTCTTACTGGAGAAAGCAACTGGAAGTTGCTAGCCAATATGTCTTTGGTGGCGGTGCTCCTTCTGGAGTAGTTACAGTAGACTTAGATGCAGACTTTGATCCTAAGTCTGATGTTGCCTGGGATCAAGATGCTGAGGATGTTTCCTTCGCTGCTAGCGGTAACTATCAAGCATCTCTTGGTGGTGGTCTAGATTACGGCGGTAAGTCGAACATCGAAACCACAGATGCTCTGAAAGTTAGCGTTGGAGATCTTTCTACTGGTTACGATCTGCTTTCCAACAAAGATGCTTACGAGCTTGACTTCCTGATCATGGGATCTGGTGCTCATGGTAGAGAAGCAACCCAAGCACTTGCAAACAAACTGATTGCAATTGCTGAAGTTAGAAAAGATTGTGTTGCTTGCATCTCTCCGTGGAGAGGCGCTTTCCTGGCAACCTCTGGAGATGGTGAAGATCTGACACTGAGTTCTGACGCTGTTACTTCTGCTGTAACATCGTTCTACGCTTCTGTCTCATCTTCTTCTTATGCCATCTTTGATAGTGGTTATAAGTACATGTACGATCGCTTCAGCAGAAACTTCCGCTATGTCCCCCTCAACGGAGATATCGCTGGCGTTTGTGCTAGAAACGATATCAACAACTTCCCCTGGTTCTCTCCTGGTGGAACAGCAAGAGGCGCTATCCTGAACGCTGTTAAACTTGCATACAATCCTTCTCAAACTGAGAGAGATAGACTGTATTCTGCAAGAGTTAACCCCGTCATCTTCTCGCCTGGTGCTGGCATTATCCTCTTCGGTGACAAGACTGCTCTCGGCAAAGCATCTGCATTCGACAGAATCAATGTTCGTCGCCTGTTCATCTATCTTGAGAAAGCAATCGCTGCTGCCGCTAGAGATCAACTGTTTGAATTCAATGATGAAATCACAAGACTGAACTTCATCAACATCGTAGAACCTTTCCTCCGCGATGTTCAATCGAAGAGAGGTGTTACAGACTTTATCGTTGTTTGCGATGAGACAAACAACACTGCTGCGGTCATTGATAACAATGAATTCGTTGCTGACATTTACATCAAACCGAACAGATCGATTAACTTCATCGGTCTGACCTTCGTTGCCACCCGCACGGGTGTCAGCTTTGAAGAAGTTATTGGTCGAGTTTGATCGCCTTATAATAAACTCAACGAGGTAAAAACTAATGGCTATCAATCAACAAAATCCCCCAAAGACCGCAGATAGAACAATCGACAAGTTTAAGTCGAGACTGTCTGGCGGTATTGCAAGACCTAATCTTTTCGAAGTTGTTCTTGCTTTCCCCGACGGAGTAGTAGACCAGTCTGTCAACGACATTGACGCTAAGTCCAGATTCTTGGTCAAGGCAGCTGCTCTGCCCGCATCGAACATCGCTCCTATCAGCGTTCCTTTCAGAGGTCGTGCTCTGAAAATTGCTGGTGACAGAACATTCGATGAGTGGACAATTACCGTTATCAATGACACCGACTTTGCTCTCCGTTCTTCCTTCGAAAGATGGATGAACTCGATCATCAAAGTTTCCGACGGTGCTGGCAACACTAACCCCGAAGATTATACCAAGGATGCATATGTGTATCAACTTGGTAGATCTGCAGTTGCTCCGCAATCTCAAGAGTCTGACGCCAATCTGCCCATCCTGAGAACCTATAAGTTCTACAGCGTATTCCCCACGAATATCTCTGCACAGGATCTTTCTTATGATTCTGCAGACTCTATTGAAGAGTTTACCGTCACACTCCAAGTCCAGTGGTGGGAAGCTGCTGGAAATGGTGGCGATGTCGCTTGATAAATAGTCTTTGATATCAAAGACACCCTATTAAAATGGCGAAACTCTTCGGATTTTCTATTGAGGATAATGAAAAGAACCCTAAGGGTGTAGTTTCCCCCGTCCCCACTCAAGGTGAGGATGGGGTTGACTATTATATTCAGGGTGGATTTTCTAGTCAGGTTGTAGATATTGAAGGTATCTACAAAACTGAACATGAACTCATTAGAAAATATAGAGAAATGGCACTCCACCCAGAGGTGGACAATGCCATCGAAGATGTTGTTAATGAAGCAATCGTTTCCGACCAGAATGATTCTCCTGTAGAAATCGATCTGGAAAACTTAAACGCTAGTGATGGAATTAAGGACATCATCCGCAAAGAGTTTAAGCATATTAAAGATCTCTTAGATTTTGATACAAAGTCTCATGAGATCTTTAGAAATTGGTATGTTGATGGTAAACTATACTACAACAAAGTAATTGATATTCAAAATCCTACTGCAGGATTACAAGAGCTCAGATATATCGATCCTCTCAAAATGCGTTACATACGCAAAGAGAAGAAAAAGGACGAAAGAGCTGATCTCTTCAACAGCAGAAATGTTCATGAATCTCAGAAGGTTTATTTCCCTGAGATTGAAGAATATTTCCTGTATACTCCAAAACCCCAATTCCCTACTAATGTTGCAGCACCTGGCGGTGGATCTGCAATGAGAGGTGTAAAGATCGCTAAAGATTCGATCACTTATTGCACCTCTGGACTCGTAGATAGAAATAAGGGTACAGGTCTTTCTTATCTGCATAAAGCAATTAAGGCACTCAATCAACTTCGTATGATTGAGGACTCTCTGGTAATTTACAGATTGTCTCGCGCACCTGAGCGTCGTATTTTCTATATTGATGTGGGCAATCTTCCGAAGGTAAAAGCGGAACAATACCTTCGTGAAGTCATGATGCGTTACCGTAATAAGTTGGTCTATGATTCCAACAGCGGTGAGATTCGTGACGACAAAAAGATGATGAGTATGTTGGAAGACTTCTGGCTTCCTCGCCGCGAGGGAGGGCGCGGTACAGAAATCTCTACCCTCCCTGGCGGGCAAAACCTCGGAGAACTTTCGGATATTGAATATTTCCAGAAGAAACTCTATAGATCCCTAGCAGTGCCCGAATCCAGAATCGCTGGTTCTGGCGATGGATTCAACCTAGGTAGATCTTCTGAAATCTTACGCGACGAACTCAAATTTAGTAAGTTTGTTGGTCGTCTCCGTAAGCGTTTCAGTGCAATGTTCTTGGATATGCTCAAGACACAACTTCTTTTGAAGAATATTGTTACTCCTCAAGATTGGGAAGTAATGTCTGAGCATATTCAGTTCGACTTCTTATATGACAACCACTTTGCAGAACTTAAGGATAAAGAATTGCTTGAGGGTCGCTTAGCTCTCCTGATGCAAGTCGAACCTTATGTTGGTCGTTACTACTCTACCGAGTATGTAAGACGCCAAGTTCTGCGTCAAAGAGATCAAGAAATTGTTGAGATCGACGCGCAGATTGAAGACGAAATTGCAAGGGGAGTAATCCCTGATCCCAATCAACAAATGCTTGAAATGGAAGCAATGTCAGCTGCAGATCCAATGATGCAAGGACAAGATCCTAACGCTGCACCTCCTGCTTCCTCACCAGCTCCGCAGCAACCAAAGGAATCAGAAGGGGAGATCTGATAAATAAGTTTATACCTCTGACTTATATCAATGGAAGAACTAATCAATATGATTGCGACGGACTCGTCTGCAGTTGATATCAGTGATCAAATCAAGGACCTTCTTTACCAAAAATCTGCGGCAAGAGTAGACGCAATGCGTCCTACAACTGCTACAAGTCTTTTTGGTGCATCTGATCAAGAAACACAGGACCAAGAATAATGTCTAGACTCCTCGTTTTAGGTGACGAAATTACCGTTGCCGCTGGCGCTGGTAATAGTACTACAGTTGGCAATGCCACTGTTGTCAGAGTAGTAAATGCATCTGGCGGTGCAGTTCAAGTTATTCTTCAAGATTCTTCCTTTGCAGGAATTGGATCTATCACTATGCTGAATAACACCACTGAGTTAATTGAAAAGAAGGCATCTGACCTTATTCATAGTACTGGCGGACTCGTTAGACTTGCAAAAGTAGGATTCACAGGTTAAACAAATGAAACTGATCACGGAAGAAATCGAACAGGTCGAACTTATCGTTGAAGAACGCAACGGTAAGAAGTCGATGTTTATCGAAGGTGTATTCCTGCAAGGAGACATCAAGAACCGTAATGGTCGGATGTATCCCATGGAAACTCTTCGAAGAGAAGTTTGTCGTTACAACGAAAACTTTGTCACCAAAGGCAGAGCTCTCGGTGAACTCGGTCACCCCGATGGACCTACTCTTAATCTCGATAGAGTTTCTCATAAGATTATTTCTCTTAGAGAAAATGGCAGCAACTTCATTGGTAAGGCAAAAATTCTGTCCACACCAATGGGTAAGATTGCTTCCGCTCTAGTTGAAGATGGAGTAAAACTCGGTGTTTCTTCTCGTGGTCTTGGTACATTGACCATGAATAACGAGGGTGTAAAGATTGTTTCTGACGACTTTATGCTCGCTACTGCTGCTGATATTGTAGCAGATCCTTCCGCTCCTGACGCATTTGTTGAGGGAATCATGGAAGGAAAAGATTGGGTCATGGAAGGCGGAATCGTCAGAGAAAGACTCGTAGAAAAGACTTACAAGCAAATTAATACCCTTGTAGATCAAAGAGCACTTGAGGAAAACAAGTTGGCGCTGTTCAATAAGTTCCTTTCAAGCCTCTAATTTATAAATAAATATAGATTATATCAACGATTTAATCGGAGAGTTCACTAATGTCCGCTAAGGAATTACAAGAAATGGAAAATCCTGTAACAAGGGGTGCGAGTGCTGGCGAAGGTATGCCTAAGTTAGCTGATCCTGGAACTGGTCTGGCGGCTGTACAAGATCTCGGTGGGCCGACCCCCGAGAACTACAAGCCCGATGATGAGTCCGCTAAGCTCGCAGAACCCAAAGTCAAAACCGTTAGAGATGTCGTAACTCGTGGCGCTAAAGCTGCTGAGCCTATGCAATCTCTTTCTGCTGGCGATCAAGTAGAACTTGAGGACGAGCAGGAAGTCGTTGCCGAGGAAGAGCAAGAAACCTCTACGGTTGACATCGAAGAAGATCTTGCTGCTCTGTTTGGCGGCGAAGAACTCTCCGAAGAATTCCAAGAAAAAGCTCGCACCATCTTCGAAGCTGTAGTTACCGCTAAGGTAACTGAAGTACAAGAAGCAATGGCTGCTGAGTACGAAGCAACACTGACCGAGCATCTTGAGTCCGTTAAGTCGGAACTCGTAGAGCGTGTTGATGCATACCTTGAGTAT